GGGAACAACAGATCCACAGTTCACAGACAACACACAGACGCTTCCTCGTTATACAGACGGGAAAGGAGTTCAGATCATGGCTGTATCAGTGGCGGGACGCACTGGAGGACAGTCTTTTGTCGTTTCATACACAAATCAAGACGGAGTCTCGGGAAGAACTACACTTGCAGCACTTGAGAACACTGCTGCATCAAACGGCCAGATCGTAACATCGCAAGTTGCTGCGAATGCTCCATCTGGTCCATTTTTGACACTACAAGCGGGAGATACTGGAGTTCGAAGCATTGAGTCAGTGACGATGCTTGGCGCAGATGTAGGCCTCTTTTCTCTCGTTTTAGTGAAGCCTTTAGCACAGACACAGATCCGCGGAATAGATGCTCCGGTTGAAGTCGACCACTTCACTGATAAAGCAAACTTGGTGGAGATCAAGGACGACGCATATCTCAACTGGATCGTGAATCCTCAAGGATCGCTCTCTGGCGTTTCTATTTTCGGAGATATACGCGTTGTGTGGAACTAATCGGTGTTATAATTAAAATATAATCTATAAACAAATATGTCATTCATAAGCCTCGACGACTTCACAAACAAAGTATCTACACTCGGAAAGTTCCTTCGTATCGACTGGAACAAGAACTTCCTTCCTACGACTGCGGCTGTTGCCGGTGAATGGTTCTTCTTGGCTAGAGGTGCGGGAAATCCTGGAGCAGATTCGATCTATAATGCGGGAACAAACCTCACTTTTCAACCTGTTTCAGATACAACAGCGAACGCGGGAAACATTCAGCATGGTGGAAACGTTTCTCCAGACTATAAACACTTGATCAATATGTCTTTCGGATCAGCTGCGGTCACTACTGCTCCGGCCTTTGCGATGCTTGTGGACCTTGTTGGATTCTATCGTGTAACAACTACCACAACGATAACAGCACAGTCACTCATCAACAACCTTTCAGCTTTTTCAAACTTTACAGTCGCAACAAACGATATCATCACGCACACAAACATCAACATGATGCCGTACACACGCATCCAGGTGTCTTCAACTGTTACTCTACCGACTGGACTCTCTGCTGCAACAAACTACTATGTCATCAAATTGACAGACACGACATTCAAACTTGCTTCATCATACGCGAACGCAGTTGCGGGAACAGCGATCTCAATCACTTCTGGAACTGGATCTGGAACGCATACGATCAACACTCTTCTCCCTAGATATACAAACGGAGCCGGCCTTCAAGCCTTTATGTGGGCGAACAACGCAACTCCACTCGGAGCAGCAACTCCAAACCTTTCAATCACATATACAAACAGCGCTCAAACAGCTTCAAGAGCAACTCCGGCAACGCTTCCAATCGGAAAGACAGCAGCCGCAAACGGACTCGTTCTCTACTCTGGGACTGGATCTGGAAAGTATGGTCCATTCCTTCCACTACAAGCCGGAGACTCTGGAATCGCACAGATTGACACAACAACAATCTCTGCATCATACGTTTCGGGAGAGTTCTCAATCGGCCTATGTCGTCCACTCGCAACAATTCCATTCACAACAGTTGGAGTTATCGCAGAGCGTGATCTTTTCAATCAGCTTCCTTCAATACCTAGAATCTACGATGGAGCGAATCTTCAATGGATGATCTACAACGGAGCCGCAACGCCTGTGAACTCTTCATTCGTTGGTCATCTTGATGTTGCCTGGGGATAATTTTCAAATATATGCTACTCGGAAACTTTACAGTCTTAAACAAAAATCCGGGAAGAATGTTCGGCGGGAATACTATATGTGAGACTCGCGCACAGTATGGGAAGTCTGGATCTACAAGGAATATGTTCGCGCCTAGAGATGGCGCGGGCTTTTCTGTATATTCTGCAACTCCTTCGGGATATTATCCTCCATATACGACACAAATGGCGATCAAGGCGGGAGGGATGGCTTCTCGAAACATCGTTCAAGGGACTGGATCTGTATCATCTGCAAACATGGGAGGAGCAGTGAACATTCAATCAACCATCCTCGGTGTTGGTGGCTTCGTCAATGCAGACATGGGACTCATTGTGTCAGCGATTGCAACGATTCTCGGATCTGGAACAATATCACAGGCAAACATGAACGCTGTGGCGAATATGCAAGCAACGCTCAACGGCTCTGGAAGCCTCACTGTTGCGACTATATCTGCAATCGGGAACATGGTATCAACTATTCTCGGAACAGGGACAATCACGCAAGCGCAGATGAATGCTCTCGGAAGTATGATCGCAACAATCAAGATCGGAGAACAAGGAACACTCACTCCGGAAGGACTTGCTCGATCTCTATGGAATAGTATCGCCGCAGACTACGTCACAACGGGAACAATGGGAAAGAAGTTGAACGATGCCGGATCAGCTGCAACAGGAATCTCTCCTCAAGAGGTTCGTGACGCGATGACGCTTGCTCCTACTCTCACGCCAGAGGTGGGAAGTATTGATCAGAAGATCCAGGGAGCAACTAATGCCGGCCTAATATAGAAATATGTATATGAAACATTTTTATTGTGGAGTCAATCACGATGGTATAATAAATAGAATAAACACTATGATTGAACAAGCACCAACGGCAACAATTATCAAAAATATGGGATATGTGCCGGCGATACTTCTCGGAATCAGTGCAGACTCATACACAATCCTCGCGATGTTCATGATCATAGATACTTTTCTCGGAGTGACTCGCGTGATGGTTGTCCATGGAGGGAAAGACATCAAGTCGTATAAACTAACAGCGGGGATCATTGCAAAGCTGTGTGTCGTAGCGGTCCCCTTGCTTACTGTATGGGCCGGGAGAGGTGTCGGAGTTGAACTTTTGACACTTGCACAGTGGAGCGTGGGAGCGCTCATCCTGGCTCAATTTTACTCGATCATGAGCAATATATATTCGATTCATCTTCGCAAGGATGTTGTTGAGTTCGATGCAGTATCATTCATACTTCTTCGACTTCGAACAATCATTGAGCAACTTATCAAGGACCAACCGGTCACAAAAAAATAATATGCAAATCCCTTTCAAACAATCACCAAACTGTTCACAACGCGTCACAAAGAAACTCGGCTTCGTACTTCATGGGACTCTCGGGAACTATGGAGGATCTGTTGACTGGCTTCTCTCTAATCGTCCAGACAAACCAACATCCGCACACTACATATTCGCAAAGGATGGGCGAGCGATTCAGATCGTGAAGAATGAGCATGTCGCATACCATTGCGGGACCATCAAAAATCCTCTTCATAGAGCAGAGCAATTCTTGCAAAAGGATCCAAACACAGGGAAGTTCATCAACCCGAATGAATACCTCATCGGGATAGAGTTCGAATGGTTCCCGGGAGATACACTCACAGAGGCTCAATATCAGCTTCTCATGCAAGTCGTAAAGGACAGCGGGATCCATGATCCGATCTTTGTTGATCATCACTCTGTATGCGACTACAAGTCAGATGACATGTTCTTCGCGGTCCAGGAGATCTCAAATAGACTCGCCAGAATGACACAGGAAGCATCTCAACCCGTAAAGACGGCAACTGTTATCAATCCAATTGCTATCAGAAAGCCTGTGGTCAATTTTGGAACGCCTATGACATACGGAGAGCAGAGTTCGGACATCGCCTGGCTTCAGATGGTGCTACAATATGAACAGTGTCTTCCGGCTTCTTACAAGCCGACGGGGATATATGATCAGCAAACAGCGGATGCAGTGCTTGCTCTTCAAAAGAAGAACAACATCGCTCCAGTTGCGGATCTTGTAAAGTTGGCCGGGCGTAGAGTTGGACCTTTAACTATTAAATACTTAAATAAAATCTATGGATATTAACACAAAACACTGGATCTTCTCAAAGACTCTCTGGTTCTCGTTCCTAGTAGGAGCAATCGGAGTTCTTCAAGCAGTTCCACAGGATGCTCTCCCTCCGAAAGCAGCCGGAACAATGTCGGCAATCCTCGGAGTCCTTCTTTTCATCAACAGAATCATCTCTCCACAGATGGCTCTCACAACAAAAAAAGAAGAGCCGACTTTCAACGGCTAAAAAAACTATTAAAATGTGCCTATAATCAAACAACAACCATGAACGCTACACAATACGAAATTATCAACAAAACAACCGGAGAGATCTTCCCTGTGGACCATCTTGGATCTGGCGATGAGAATCATGATGGAGTTCAAGACTTCATCACTCACAAGGATGGAGAAGAAATTGTCTTCACGAATCCTGGATATGTGAATGACACATACGTTGTTCGCGCGGTAGATACAAAACTATCTCCGAACGGAGTTGATCCAGTTGCGGACATTGTTATCGAAGCAGCCGCAGAAACAACCGAAGAAGTTGTTCCAGAAGCAGCAGCAGAGAGTGAAGCGACAGCATAACATTATCCACAATTTACAGTCACAACGACAATGTCGTGATATTATTACACTATGAAGAAAAACTTTTGCATCGGACAAGTAGAGAAGAAAGTCGGGGAGAATGGTGAGGATATTTTCTCAATCATTGCCTCAACTGCGGCCATTGATCGTCAAGGCGACAGTGTTGATCAAAAAGGATGGGAACTCGGGAACTTTATGAAGAACCCTGTTCTTGTATGGGCGCATGACTATTCAGCACTACCGATCGGGAAAGTTGTTTCTGCTCAAGTAGTAAAAGGCAAACTCGTTGCAGACTTTGTGTTCGCAACAGCGGAGATGAATCCATTCGCGCAGCAAGTGAAGTCTCTCTACATGGAAGGCTTCCTCAATGCGTCATCAGTAGGATTCATCCCTCTCGAAAGACAGGGAAACACGATCACAAAAGCGGAACTCCTTGAACTCTCTCTCGTTCCAGTGCCGGCAAATCAAGAGGCGCTTCGCCTTGCGATGAGCAAAGGACTCAATATTGACTTCGTTGAAGCTGCTCTCAAGGGCGCAGTTGCAGAAGAAGTGTCAGCGGAAGAGAACATAGACATGAAGCATGAGAACTGGTCAGAAATGTCGGAGATCCTCTCTGCACTTTGGACAGTCTACTTCAACAAAGACACTCCGGTTGATCAGTGGTCAACTCTCCTCACAGAGACAATCACTCTTCTCCAGGCTCTCGCGGACGGGACAGAAGTTGAAGAAACAGAAGAAAAGGGAATCGTTGCAAAGGCTATCTCTCCAGAGTCCACAAAATCATTCGAGGATGCCGTTGTTGCAAAAGCAGGAGCAACTCTCTCAAAGAAGAGTCTTGAGATCATCTCGAGCGCAATGGAGGCAATGGGAACAGGCTGCACACACTTGCAGAGCCTTGTTGATAGTTGCAAGCCAAAGGAAGCCGGAATCGAGGATGTTGCAGAGGTAGAGATCAAGGAAACCGAAGTCCCTGTGGATGCCGCGAAAGCGGGTGGCGCAGAGGGCGAGGAGACTGTGACTCTTACTGCAAAGGAGATTCTTGAACACGCTCAAACTATGCTCCGAACGAATGCGAAAGCAAACGAGGGAGTGTTGTCGATCGTGAACAGCTTCCTTGCAAAGAAAGCAGATGTCAGCGCTTAATTATTACGGGCCTTTAATCTACAAATAACTTTATATGTCAGAAATTACTATGAAGAAGGAAGAACTTGTCGAACTTATGGCGACAGCGGCGAAAGATGCAGCAGCGGAAGCAGTTGCAAAGTATATCGCCGACAACGGAACTTCAACAAAGAAGTTCGGCTCATTCAAGGGATCTTTTGCGGATCTTTCAGAAGCAGAGCAAAAAGCACTTTCTGCAAAGCAGAAGGGCGCTCACTTTATCAAGGCGATCTATCACAAAGACGCGAATGCTCTTGCACAGTTCAAGGCAATGTCAGAAGGAACAAACTCAGCCGGTGGCTTCGTAGTTCCGGAAGAGTTCGCGGCGGAAGTGAATCGTGTTGTTGAAGACTTCGGGCTTGTTGCAAAACTCGCTCGCAAGTTCCCTATGAAGTCAGACACTCTCAACGTGCCTCGTCTTTCAGCATCAGTGACAATCTCTTATCCAGGAGAAAACACTGCGGGAACAGGATCACAGCCAACATTCGAAAATGTTCAGCTTCTTTCAAAGACAGCTGTGGGCTTGACTCCTATGTCAAACGAACTTCTTGCAGATGCAAACGTATCTGTAATTGATCTTTTGACAGAACTCTTCGCGGAAGCAATCGCGGGAGAACTCGACAAGCAGGGCCTTGTTGGAACTGGATCTCCTTTCACTGGAATCCTTGGTGACACTGGTGTGACTATCGTGACGGCTGCTACTGGAAACAGTACATTCACACTTTGTTCATCTCCTGACAACATGCGTGACTTGATCTCAAACATCAAGCCATGGGCGCTCTCTGGTGCTGCATACATCATGCACAGAACAGTGTGGGCAATCGTACAGAAGGCGAAGTCATCAACAGGTGGCGACTACTTCGCGTCAGCTGCAAATCCTATTCTTTCGAATAGTGGCGTGCAGAATTATCCGACAGCTATGGCGGGAACTCTTTGGGGTTATCCTGTGTTCCTTTCAGATAAGATGCCTTCAGCAACAGCAGTTTCAACAAAGTATGTGATCTTTGGAAATCTAAAGCATGTATACGTTGGACAGCGTGATGAAATGTCAGTTGCAATCTCTGGAGACGGAGTTGTGGGGGGTGTTTCACTCTTCGAGTCAAACATGTCTGCTGTTCGTGTGACTACTCGTCACGCGGTTGCGGTAGGTCTTC